CGCACCTTGCTGTTCTTTATCTGGTTGACCGTCAACAGGTTGTGATTGTTGATTATCTTTTGGCGAGATCGAGTCTGCTCTAGCCAAAGCTACGCTTGCAGGTAATGGCGCGTTTGCGCTTTGATCTACTACACCAGCTGGCGTGTTCGCTTTTGCTGTAGCAAGTTTTTTGTCATGAGTATCAAGAGCAGCCCCCGCGTCTTTGTCGCCTTTGTCTCTTCGATTTTCTAATTCTTTTCTGGCAGCAGCTACAATTTCTTGATCGTCGCTGTTTAGGATACCAACGATACTTTTAGATTCTGTATCTGGATCCTTAATCTTTGCTAGAGTTTCATGTTTTCCAGGATCTTCTTCTTCTTCTAACAAATCTCTGTCGGCTGTATAAGCATTAAATCCACCAGCCAAAAACGAGTTGACACGCGCGAAGCCCCATTGTTGCGGAGTTGTATCTTCACGCAAGCCCATGTTCCATGATGCTACACCACGCGCATAGACTTCCTTGATGACCTTGACAGGAACACCAGTTTCATTCGACTTTCTGATTAGTGATGCTTGTTCGAGCGGAGCTAAAGAATAGTTCTGCTCTGCGATGATGCGCTTCATGATAGTATTGACTGAGTGAATCAGATTATCACGCGACATGCCTTCTCTTAGTTTCTTTTTCTTTATTGGCGTCGGACCAAGTGAAATAGACTTGAATCCTTGGCCAGATCTACGGCGACCTTCAGCTTGACGTAGTTTTGGCTCGATACGTTTTGCTAGACGAGCAATAGCTGTTTTTCTGCGCGCGATCTGACGATCTACAGCTGCGCGCGAGGAATAAGAAAGATCTTGATACTTTCTACCACGTAGAATACGCTTACGCATCATCTTAATTGCTACGCGCTTAGAACGTCTGCTAATTACCTTGGAGTTGGCTTTACGAGCAAGAGCGCGTCTTTGGCCAAGGCGAATCTTACCTTTGACGCGACGCATTTGTGTGCGACGCTTCAGACGTTGGCTCAATGTAAGAACTGCTTCATCTAGATCTTCAGAAAGATATTGTTTTAATTTATCCATTACAAGTTTGGCAGCAGACTTCAAGCGAGAAGGCAGACCTGATTTGAACTTGGCTAGATCACCAGCTTTCGCAGCAGCGCGCATCTTTGATGCTGACATTCCGCCGACACCTTCTTCGTCTGGGTCACGTTCACCAGCAGAAACAACTTCAATTTCTTCGAACTTATATTCTGAACCGTTGTACTTGTTTGCTAGTGCTTTGATGTTTGGAAGACGATCGGAACCGACAACAATAATGACCTTATCGTATTTGTCTTCGAGCATTTTAAGTAAACCGATAAAGCCAGCAGGATACATACTCTTTGGTGTATCTTGTACGATTCCTGGGAATGCCATCTTGGCTAGTTTTAGTTTATCGGAATAAGGCAATGGATTCTTATCGTCGCCTTCTGTTCTTGACAAGAAAAGACGAGCGTCTGCTTTGTTAGCTTTAGCGACAGCTTGAATTTTATCTACCAGTTTTTCATGTCCGACTGTTGGCGGATTCATGCGACCGAACGAGAACACAACTGACTTCATCGCAGCTTCTTTGATACCATCAGCGCGGATAATGTATTGTGGATTTAGTTCGATGGCATTCGGTGCATCACCAGAAATGGTCTTGCCTTTATTGAGATTGTTTAGAATATCTTTGCCAGAACCTTTCTTGACAGGAGCAATTCTATTAGGATCGACTTCCTTGGTCTTGGTTTCTTTTTCTTGGGCTTGTGCTTGTTCGCCACCGACCTGAGTTTGGGCAGTGTGTACGCTAGGATCTTTGGGAGGTTGAACATGAGCAGCTGCATCTTGGTCACCAGAATCACGACGACGCTTTAGTTCTTCTTCGGCTGCGTTTCTTACGACAGGATCTTCGCTTCTTGTTAGATTAGCGATAGATTTGCTAGAACTCTTTGGGTCTTGAATGAACTTGAGTCTAGCTTGAGTTTCGTCTGCTTCTTTGATTACTTCTATAAAGGATTTCATCTTATCTCCAGGATTGCCTTAGCTTTCTGAGCCATACACTATTTAGTAAACTTTGGACTTAAACTCCAAGCACTTGCTACATTTGTTACAAGGAATGTATTCTGTTATTTTGTCTTTTTCCTTCGTGAAACCAATCGGTCTGGCGCAAGTCCAGATATATTTTTTGATTGATTCTGGTATAGTATCGTACGCTTGCTTCTTAGAAAGGTGCAGTAAAGGCGGAACTTCTATAGACACATTTCTTTTTTGCGCTTTCATACATTTTTCAAATATCTCTCGCCACAGATATGCGTGTTCGTGATATGTGTCGTCCGAACTCTGACCGTATAGAGCAGCAGATACATCTTTATTTGCTATACAGTACATAATAAGAGAATGAGCCCACTGATACATATCTGGATGTACGGTGTGCCCTTTCGTTACAAGTATTTGTTTGTCAACAACCAGTTCTACACCAAGTATTTCACAAATGTTTTCAGCAGAAAACTGTTGGGCTTCGTGCATACGAAATGTTCGGGGAGCATCGTCTTTTGATATGACGACTATCATATATGCTATGACATTTTCTTTGCCATATTTGTTAATAGAATCAATTAAAGCTGCAACAGAATCTGTTCCAGCCGAAAACGCAACAACAGTCTTCATCATTATCCTTCAATAACTTTTTCTTGAAATTCTCTACACTTTCCGCACTTACCGCAAGCCACATAGCCTTTAATACCCTGCTTGCCTCTTAAAGTTCCTGTCGGTTCGGTGCAAGTCCAGACATATTGTCTTATGTTTTCTGGAATCATGGTATAACAATCTCGCTTGCTAATTCCAGAAAGAGGATGCTCTAAAGTCACTGCTCTATTCTGAGCTTTCATACACATATCGAATATTTCCCACCAAAGTAAAACATGTCTATGAGTTTTATCGTCTGCGCTGTGACCATATACTGCTTTTTCGATTTCTTTTTGGGCTAAACAGAACATTATGAGCGAATGAGCCCATTCGTAAATATCTGGTCTTACGTTGTGGCCACCAGATACTAAGTTTTGATGGTTTATCAATAACTCGACGCCTAAAGCATCACATATTTTCTGACCGTAAAACATTTGAACTTCTTGCCAAAAAAACGGTCTTCCTTTGTCGGTACACATGATAATCATATAGGCAAGCACGTTTTCTTTGCCATACTTGTTTATCGAATCAACTAAAGCGGATACAGAATCTGTTCCAGCCGAAAACGCAACAACTACTTTATTCATTATTTTTCGAAATCCAGTTCCTCTGGTGCGCCATATTCCGTGTCGCCGTCATCAGGAAAATCATCGATATCATCAACGTCAATTTCTTCGTCATCATATTCGTCATATACTGCATCTGGTTCATCGAGTTCTTCGATCTCAGACATATCAATTTCGTACCAGTTAATCATACCTGCTTCATGGAAGTCACGGATATAATAGTGCTCTTCTAATTCACCCAACTCATCTAGGATTTCTTCAGCTTGTGTCGCATACTCATCAAATTTGTCAAGATCTTGGTCTGTAGTTTTACGACCAAGAGTTGTCTTGCGAACAACAGCTAATGCTTTGTCCAAGTGTTGGGCAGCTTCACGAACTAAACCTAGTTCTTCATCAAACTTACGCGCAGCCAGAGCAGAGAATGCTTCTGATGCAAGTGGCGAGATGTCAAAGTTTTTAGTTTCGTAGTTGTCGATGATTAGATTCATACTGCAGTTTCCTTAATTTTATTTCTTTGGTGCAGGTGGTTGTTCTGGTTCAGTCTTAGCTTTCATAGCTAGAGCAGCACCACCAGCAGCGAGAACGATGCCAAGACCAGTTGCCCAATCCATAGCATCAAACTTACCATTGTTGTAAAGATCGTACATTGTTAGGGCGAAATAAACAAACACACCTTTAGCCCAGAGCAAACGACCTAGATCTAGTGTTTGATTATCTTTACCAGTAAAGGTATTTCGTAACATGTCTTTAAGCGATGTCATAAATGTTTTCTCCTTATTGTCGGACATAACAATTCTCCATCACCTTACATGAAACTATTTAGTGGTTTTATACCTTGAGATAGACCCTGAATGGTCAACATAAAAGGTCTCAAATTTCATCTCTGGGAACTCAGATTCAAGTTCGTGCAGTGCATCTAGGTTAGATTTGGCGTCGTCAAACAGGCGAACCATTTCATACTTACCATCCTTGATTAGTTCTCGGATGACTACCTTTTTGTTTTGAGCTGAGTCAGCGCCACCGACATTACCAGCACGGTGAACATATACCTTACTTATATCGAAGCCATACTTCTTGAATGTATCAAGGAACACGTTCTTGTCGTCTAGGTCACCACGAGCAGTCACGATGACTATCTTCTTGTTAGCGAATGCGCTAAATCGTGAGATAATAGACTTGGCTGTTTTGAATACAGTAGCAATAGGCTTGGCTGTTTTCTGAAACACCTCAGCACTTCGAAAGTCAGAGAAGTCAAGTGACTCTCCGCTCTTTACTTTATACACATTGAACTCAGCAGGAGTTAGCGACTTGATGCGCTTGCCACCCTTTACGATATGGATCTTGGTGTCTGTGGTAAACAGCGTGTCATCAATATCAAATATTGTCAGACTGGCGGTCTTTGATTCGAACAATCTCATTTAATTGGTCCATTTACTAGCCAAGCGGTACAAGATCGACTGGCAGCACACTTGAAGTGGAACAGATTACAATAACCCAGCTCTGCTAAATCAACAGTCTTCTCGCCATCAACGTGCTTGACATCATTGACAATACCAGATTCAATACACTTTAACATCTTCGGCGACTCATCAAACGCAGCACAGTTGCCGCACTTCATTGTCTTAGCGGTGGCTTCGTCAATCTTCCAACGTTTGGCTGCATCTTTCCAGTAATTTCCTGGCTCGTTAGGATTAGCTGGACCATAATAGTATTCGTCGATTGCATGCTGACGATTTTCTAGGTTTACATGAATATCCTGCGTAGCAACAGGACATGATTCTTCAAGTAAGAAAGGAATAAACTTTTTCATCTTTGCCAACCTTTTAGTATGTCTGGTGAGAAGTTTGCGCGCGAGAACTCAAGGCGATCTACAATCTTGACTGCGTTCTTGCCAGTATGATCAATGGCAACATATCCTTCCTGACTTGTAGCCATAAATCCTACAGCTGTTTTTAAGAATGTACCGATGCCTTCTGCTTTGTTCATTTTAGAAACAATAACAATCTTGGCTTCGACGAGTAATTTCATCAAGTCAAACACCTTGGCTATTTCCATAGGATCGTTGTTGCTGAAGAACTTTAATACTCTTTGTTTTCTTTCACGAACTGCTTGCTTACCAGCTTCAGTTTTCTTTGAGTCTTCATCTTTCTGAAACTTGTCGGTGATGAACTGAACTAGACCACGAACGTGAGATGCGCCATTATCAATAATAGGTTGACCCATTCTAATCTTGCTGTTGTTAAAAGTCTTAGTCATAATCAGCAGTTCTTCATCATTAGCAAAGCCATTTAGAATAGCTGGCTTGATAGTTTGGAATAATGTACCAGCCCTAGAAAGAACCTTTGTAACTTCTTCGGTTTCAGTTTGCGTCATGGTAGCTGTACCCGTCACATCGCGATAGGTCGCGTCATCGAACCAGACATTTTTGCTTGCTTTTAATTTACTTTTAATGTTCTTACCGAAGCTGGCTTTCATTGTTTCAAAAGAACTGCCAGTATAAGTTGTGTGCCAGACGATTCCCATCTTGGCACTCTGAATCTGTTTAGCTAATTTAGTTTTGGTAGGAACTGCGTAGACGATAGTGTTTGGGTGAAACGTCACACAAGATTCACCGCCAATTTCCTGCGTTCTTAAGTCAGACTGAGTAAACATTAGGTCACCTTGAATGACACCCTTGATACCCAACTCGGGTAGATATTTCAAGCATATTGCAAGTTTATCAGCTAGGTCGCCAGATGTATCAGCGCGTACCTCTTTCTCAGTCTTGTATACTTTTGGGTTCTTGTTGAAGATACCTTTCTTGGCTACAAAGAACTTACCATCACGGGGATCGATTCCAGCGAAGACGGCAGGTGCACCATCCCACTTCACAGTGGTGTTTAGTTTTACGTTGCTATTACCAGCAAGCATGTCGCGTAGTGACTGAAGAAAGTTAATTGATTGTCTTGCTCCATCTACGCCACCATTAAGCACATTATCTTCAAGGTGCTCCATGTGGGTATTCTTTGCTTCAACCAGATACTTGTTAAATCCTATCATAAAAGTTCCTTTTAATCTGATCTATTTAGGTAAAAAGGGAGCCGAAGCTCCCTTTGTTATTTCTTATATTGCCAACAAGTGTGGTCTTCAATTAGTTGCCTGTGCTGTATCCACTGTCGGAAGTTTCCTGACCAAGCATTACCTTTATTATCAAACCCAGTAGTTCCTTTCACCTGAACATCACCAGCCATACCATAAGTCAGCGGTGTTGCTTGGTGCTCAAACGGCGAAGCATGCACTGGTTTTGATTCAACCAGACGCTGAAAGATATCGCGAGCCTTTTCAAGCGAATCATCTAGTCTGCGGTAGGATACCTGAGCGCAACAAGAAGACGAGATAGCCAGCGCGTCTTCTAGGGTATCTTCTGAATCAAACGACCACTTACCGTCAGCGTAGTAAGGAACATGCCATTCGTTAGCACCAAGGTTCTGAATATTGCTGTTGTTATATTCTTCCCACATAACTTTGGCTAGTTCGTGAATCTCTGGTTGTGCGTCAGGGTGATTGCGTAGCCAGAAGAAATTGTCAAACTCAGTAGCAGTACAAACAACTTTAATCATAGTAAATGGTTCAAGGATGCGATTCACTAGCTGTTTGTGATATCCAGCAAACGCATAACGATTAGCATATTCAACCGCAGACTTCATAGCCTGCAACCAAATCATCGTTCCTTCTTCTGCGCTCAGTTCTTCCTTCGCGCTCATTCCTGGCTGGTTCTTGCCCCAGTGAATGGGTTTGGCTGTGTTTGATTCAACCAAGTCAATCATTTTACTTACTGGGATTGCGCGCGACGATGCAGCATTGCGCGAGAACAGACGATGTGTCATAAACTCAGCGTGGATGAACCGAGGATACTCAAGTTCAAATGTGGTGAGTCTCACGCCATCAGGTGAGATAGAGTCAGCAATAACTTTTGCTGAGATGTTTCCTTTGCCAATCATAATTTCTCCAAAAAAAGAGAGCCATCCGAAGATGGCTCAAGTACCACTACCAATTATTTAGTTAGAAAGCAATAGCGTCTTCTGCGGTTTCAACTTTGGCTTCAGTCGCATCAGGCTTGCGCTTGCTGGTGGTCGGATCGATCTTGGTGTAAAGGTCAAGCCAGCTGTCACGAGTGTCAGTATCGAAGCGAGCAACGCACAGCTTGATAGCTTTCAGTCGGTCTTTGAACATCACATACGCACGAGCGATATGAAGCAGACGACGAGTAGACATGGTTTCGTTAGCACCACCGTCATCGAAAGTCTTACGGATAGTTTCAGCCCAGTCGGTCAGATAGCCGACGAACTCTTCTTGCTTGTCACCAAGGGTGTCAAGGAATTCTTGAGTCAGGATGTTGGCTTCAGTTTTCTTGGTCGGGTATTCCTGCTCCATGGTGATAGAGAAACGCTCAAGGAATGCTTCGTTCAGGAATTGAGTACCAACGAAACGACCGTCTTCCGAACCTTTACCTTTGGTGTTCGCAGTAGCGATGACGTTGAATCCAGGAACAGGATACACCATCTCACCAGTCTTCTTGTTAAGGAACGGTTTACCCTCGAGGATAGATTGCAGGGCAGTAAAACCTTGCGCGGTTGCGTAGTCAACTTCGTCGAGCAACAGGATGGCACCACGTTTGGCAGCAGTGATAACAACACCCTCTTCGAAGATAACGTTGCCATCGACCAGCGTCTTGTCGCCGAGCAGGTCAGACTCGTCGGTCAGCGGAGTGAAGTTGACGCGATACATTTCGCGCTTCAGTTCGGCGCAGATTTGCTCGACCATCGCGGTCTTACCATTACCAGATTGACCAGTAATAAAGACAGGATAGAACATGTTGGAGTCAATGATACGTTTCAGGTCAGCGTAGTGACCGAACTTGACGTAGTTCTTGTTCTTCTGAGGAACGTTGGTGTCAAAAGTATTAGAAGCGACACGACGTTCAGTGTGAACGATATTCTCAACGACAGGAGCAGTCACTTTGACTTTGGGTTGTTTCGTCATGTTGACTTTCACAGGCTGAGAGTTGTTGACAGCGAGGTGCATACTCGGAAGAGCATACATACCGTTGCTGACACGATTAGATTTGTTGACAACAACAAATCCATAGGAACGACCGCACTCTTTCTCAACTTCGATGAGTTGTTTGCGAGAGAGGACAGCTTCTCCTGGGAACATGCGATTCGCACATTCGATAAATTCAATTTGATTCGGACGCATAATATATTCCTTCTTGGTGGTAGTGGTTTCTTTCATTCGTACAACTATTATAACCTGAAACAGTGTTGGTGTAAAATAATAAATGGGCGAATACACACAACATAATAAATCCTAATAAAATCAATGACTTAAAGTTCTAATGAAATCAATGACTTAGCAGGGTGCGGCTCTGTCAGATATCCCAGAACAAGCGGTTCAGACAGTATTGATATCCGTATGCTTCAACTTCCCATGGCTGAAGGAAATACTCAAACTCCTTCAGGTCATAGTCCTTTCTTCCGTATTTTGCTACACGATAGTTTTTGATTACAAGTTTGCCAGTTGCGAACTGCCAAGCATGAGTCAATTCGTGGAATAAGATTTCTGTATATTGTTGCGGAGTCAAGTCTTTCTTAAACATCTTCTGGTTTACTTCAATGCTAAACTCTTCTGGTTTAGTACCGTGGTCTGGGATGTGCGGATCGCACCACGCTTCCGCATGAGTGTTACTTGATACAAACTCAACATGAACGTGACCGAACGTAAACTTCTTATCAGAAGGAATATTGTCTACGAAAAACTTGACTGCTTTCCTAGTGTATGGTTTTAGTTTCTTTGGTACTTTACAAGATGTGATTCGCATGGTTATCCTTATACAATTTTAGCAGCGATGTCATCAATGAATTTTGACAGAATGACGCGGTTATCTCGTTTAGATTGAGAATGCGAAGCAAAAGATTTTTTGATTTCTTTTACAATAGCTTCCTCGTTCTTAATAATCTTTTGTTTCTTCGGAGGAACAGGTGCAGTCGGATCGTATTCCTGCTCTTTACCACCGACGACATAATCATCAAAGTCAAAATCCCATTCGTCGTTGACAACAATATTCTTGTTAGACACGAGGAAGAAACGGTCAGCGCGGAACGTTTTGGTTTTATGAATTACAGCAAACCCATTCTTGAGTTTGGCGGAGTAGTCACCGCTCCACTGACGCGCAGTGTTTAAGACAGAGCGAGTGTCGGAGATGTAATAACCGATAATGTTTACACGACCATGATTGCGGTCACGAATCAAATCAAAACCCAGATGCGTTTCACAGTTGCGGTCGTGAGCAGTTCGATAGGTGACACCAGTTTTTGGATCAAAGATGTGATACGAACTACCCCACCACAGATTGCGATTGCTACCAGATTCACCATCAGTCAGAACAATGACGTTGGTGACTTCAGATTTGTGCTTGGCGCGGAACTGCTTCACATACTCAGAGGTGATAAACAACGCAGCATTCAGCGGAGTACCGTTGAGATGGAAACAACTAAAGTCACCATCACGAATAACGCTGTCGCGCGGAAGCCAACTATATTTGACTTGCATGTCGTTGTCCCAGTAGTTGGCACCCTCGTACACAGAGATTGCATAGAAGTTAGCGACGTGTTGTTTGAATTCAGAAGCAGTAGATTCAGAAGACAGCATCTCAAACATAGTCACATTATTATGTACACCATAGTCGCCTTCTTGCTCTTGCGGTTTACCAGTTGAGAAACTAGGAATGCGATTAGCGAAGATCTGAACCGAGAACGGAATACCAACCTTGCGACAGAACATAGCGAGGTTGATAGTTTGAATGACAGTGTCAATCAACTGGTTGCTCATAGAGCCAGACCAGTCAACAATCATTACCATCGAGTGGTTCTTACCTTTGTGTTCGATAATGTTGCGACGGAAGATGTCGTCTGACAACTGATACTTGGAAAGTTTCTTCATATCAAGACGACCAGATTTAGAATACTGAGTGCGAGCATACGAAGTTGCGCGTTTCTTGGACTCAAATTCCTTCACCATCGTATTCACGATGACAGTTTGTTGAGCCAACATTTCGTTGGTGGCATTGTTGATGCCAGAAATAAGGTTAGAAAATGCGTGGTTGAGAACTGCATGCGATTGTTTAGCAGGAATCACCCAGTCTTTCAGGTTCACATTACCAACTTTCATAAAGGTATCTTTGTTACCTTTCTGTGCTGCGTTGTTCTCAAGGTTAAACATGCGTTCGCGGTATTCTTTATCAGTGACAGAACTGATACCATCAACTGATGCATCTTTACCAGTAGCTTCGTTCGTATCTTCGTCTTCTGACTCAATTCCGTCACCACTGCCTTTGCTTTCTTTAGCACCACCAGAAACTTCCTGCATCAGCATTTCAGTTTCGTTGGTCTGAGCCTGTTCCTTAGCGTATGCGTACAGTTCACGAGCAATGCGTTCAACATCTTCCCAAGTTTCAGCTTGGTCGATTTTGAATAGCCAGTCGCGCTCTTCGTCGTTGAACGGAACGTGCACGAGCGAGCCAAGTTTGTAGTAGATATTGATGCGGTCAATAAGCGAAGCAGTATTGACATCGACGTTGTGTTTCTTTATGCCAAAGAAGTCGTCTTCGTTCAGGCGACCATAACCCTCGCGGAAAGTGTTAGATGCGCCAGCGAAACGACGCTTGATAGTTTTCTCAATGCGAGCATCTTCGATGATATTGAGATAGCCTTTAAGGTTCGGGTCATTAACAACCGCAGTGTGCCAGCCATCAGCTGGAGTATAGAGCGCATGCGCCATCTCGTGAATAGTCAGCAGGTCATAAACTTCCTCGCTGGTTTTCCAGATTGGCATATACATCGTGCGCGTCTTCGGATCGAAAGACGCAGTAGCGAAATCGGGCGAGCGGACAATGTTGATATTCTCGGTCGCAATTAGACGCGCGAGATATTCTTTGGATGAGTTGTATTCGTAAAACGATTGTTCGGACATAAGCGATACTCCTTTCAGATACAACTATTATACCGCGAAACGCACACTGAATAAAACAATAAAACCCTTACAAATCAACGACTTGCAAGGGTCTTAAAATAGCTAGGAAAATCAGTGGGTTGAAAACCCTTATAAATCAAGGACTTACATTAGAACTGAAGTTCCTTGAATTTTCCTCTGTTTTCGCTAGTTTTCATTCTTGTTCCGAACTCACTATTATCGAACGCAGGTTTATCTTCTTCGTTGCTTAGAGATTGCGCTGATTGTTCAACATCATACAATCGCATCTTCGCTCGGTCAACACCAACCACAAATCGTTTATGGAATGTAGGGTCATTATAACGATTCTTCAACTGCTTAATCATTAATTGACCAAGGGACTCTAGTTGCTCGGATGAAATCAAAGCGAACATCAAGTCAGCGGTCGCTGGCAAACCAAAAGACTCTGAAGTGTCTTCCAAGCCTACGTCGGTGTTGCTGTATCCACCTCGCGTAGTTTGGGTCGCAGATACAACTGGTACATTAAATTCTACGGCGAGTCCGCGAAGTTCTTCAGCGATAGCCTTAATGTAAGTGTAGCTGTTGACATTGGCGCCAGACTTAATTCTGGACGAACAACAAATGTTAAGATAATCGATGTAAATAATATCTGGAACGAAGTTCTTCTTTAGACGAAGTTCGTTCAACAAATGACGGAAATGTCCAGAGCCAGCCGAAGCGGTTGGGAACTCTTTGACGATAAGTTTACCAACAGTCTTTTGACGGACTCGGTCAACTTTCTTTTGATAGGTGTCGCGTGGCAGCGATTCAAGATCTTGAATGTTCGTATCGAGCAAGTTTGCGTCAATCCTTTCAGCAATCTTCTCTTCTGCCATCTCCATAGTAATATAGAGTACATTCTTACCTTTAATCAGGTTAGCCGAAGCAAAGCTACACATAGCAAGGGACTTACCCACACCTGTACCAGCAAGAATGATGTTCAAGGTTTTCCTCGGAAGTCCACCTTTAGTGATACGATTCAAGTAATCTAAGTCAAATTCGATACGCTCTTCTCTACGATGATAAAAGTCAAAACGAGATTCATAATCTTCAAGGAAGTCGTGACCGATGTTAGTGTCAAAGCTGACACCGAGAGCGTCCGAAAGAAGCTTCGGAATCGCGCCACGCGACGATTCGGTTTTGTCGTCCATAATTTTAATGGACTGCATAATCGCGTTATAGATTGCCTTATCCTGACAGAACTTCTCAGTTTTGTCAACCAGCCAATCCATTGTGTGTTCTTCGGTAGCCAAGTCGCCGATTAGTTTCTTGGCTTGCTCAAAGCGCACGCCATTTACTCCGTCTTTACCAGACAGGTCAATAGCCAACGCTTCCCGAGTAGGAAGCGTGTTGTATTTGTCGATGTATTCCTTTACGAGTTGATAGATAAGTCGCTGGGAATCATCTGCAAAGTATTCTTCTCGAACGAAGGGTAGAGCCTTGCGACTATACTCTTCGTTGAATGCAAGATTCGACAGTATTAGTTGTTCAATCATTAATCTTCAATTCCATCAAACACTTCGCTGACTTCATCATCACTCATGATGGATCCGTTAGCAATCTGATAATTTTGTTTAATCCAGTCTTGGAAAGTAGGGTCGCCGAGTACTGGTAGCCAGAACTCTTTGGTATCTGTATCTTTGATACGGAATTTCTTTTCTTCAACTTCACCAGTTGTAGTATTGACGCGCGAGTACCAGCCATTGCTTGGCTTGACTACGTGACCTGATTCGGTTGCCATATCTAGCAGACCAGACCAAGTTGAGATACCACCATCAAACGAAACGGTCACTGGAATCTTCGACTTCTCACGAACATAGCGTGACTTCTCAACGTTGATGATGAAGTTGTAGCCAACCAAATCAGTACCATCTTTATCTTGCTGACGACCGACGATGTAGATATTCTGAGCGGAATAGTAGATACCTGTACCACCAGATACGATAGCTTTCGGGAACATGCCCTGTTCCATGTAAATATGATTGACAACAATCATCGGAATATCTTTCAGAGTCAGATGTGGTGTAACCATACGGAAGAACGACTTGAGTTGCTTGGCACGAGTCATGTCACCGACCGACTTACCATCAAGCGCATCTTCGACTTCTTTCTTAGAAGCAAGATTACCGATAGAGTCAACGACGATGATAACTTTATCACCACGCTTCAATTCATTCATCTGTTGCATGACGTCAAACTTAATCTGTTCGATATCAGTAATAGGAGTATGCATCACGCGCGAAGTATCAATACCGAACGAATCAAAGTACGATTGCGGAGTACCGAACTCAGAATCGTAGAACAGCAACGCAGCATCAGGATATTTGTCCATGTAGGACTTTGCCATCAGCAAGGTGAACGCAGTTTTGAAGTGCTTAGATGGACCAGCCCAAACGGTCAGACCAGGAGTCATGCCACCATCAAGGCGACCAGACAACGCGACGTTGATTGCTGGGATTTTGGTTGGAATCATATCCTTCTTAGAAAACAGAACTGAATCTGCTAGGATATTAGTTTCTTTAATAGTTGAATTTTTCTTTAGTTTTTCAAGCAATGCGGACATAGTAAACCTCTCATGAATATAGTCATATTATACGCTATTACAGCGCATTAGTAAAATTATTGAAGCGATAATAGCTTCTTTTTGAACTCATCAATTTTGGCAACACGGTTTGGCCACAAGATGTATTCGTTTTCTGGGTTCTTAGCCAGATTGTTAAGCAATGGCATGACTGCGTTAATTACTGCTGTTGTCTTTGCTTTTTGTTCAGCAAGCTGGGCTTGAAGTTGCTCAACCTCTGTTCCTAGCTTTTCATTAGGAATCTCATCCGCAGCTACGGTAGAAAAACCAAAGTCAAAGTCAAAATCGAATTGATTCGTACTCATGAGAAGAAATCCTCTAGGGTTGCTATTTGCTCGGTTTTCATATTCGCAGCAGAAGCAATGGTTGTTATAGGAGTAAGGAAGCCGACATCTATGTGGTCTTCGCGATTAATATACTTTTCGAGCCTAAACTCTGGCGGTAGATAACCAGCTGGGAATGCGATAACTTCACATTGTGCTGGATTAGGAACAACCAAGGAAACGAACTTAATCTTGTCACCATCAGAGATCCTTGGGTATTTATTAGTCAGATTAAGTTTGCGCAGGAAATCGTTATATTGTAGCGCACCCTTGACATGCATCGGAACACCCTTGTCGCCCAACTTGTACTTTGACATTTCTTTTACAGAACTGTTGCGCGCGATGTCAGCTGGATTAGCTTCGTTAAACTTATCACGGAACGATTCGATGTAATCAAACAAAGCAGATTGGTCGCCTTTCAGGATTATCTTGGCTGCTTCTTCGATCGCACCACGACAGATAGTAGGAGTTGATGAGCGAACAGCTTCGATGCCTGTCATCTTAAACTTGGCTTCCTTGAACGCAACACCCTCGTTGTTCCATACTGACATAATGTAACGCTTCGCGCCAGTCCAGATCGCAGACTCAGCAATCGCTTCTCGTTTCATAGCCATGGCTTGTTCGAATGCATTCATTTCTGTGGCAAGTTCGCCGTAGAACTTATCGATGTATGGCTGAATCTTTCCTTCGCAGACTTGGTCTAGGAAGTCAACTTTCTCAGCGGTGGTCTTATCAGGTACGAACTTGTTTACCAGATCTTCCATCTCGATATACAACGAGTCAGTATCTGAAGCAATAACGTAGTCTTTGTCAGTTCCGAGGAGTTTGCGTAGATATTCGTTCATGCGATTCATCGCCCACTGAATCGAAACCTGACCTGACAGAGTAATCGCTTCGGCGAGGTCATCTGAATAGAAGCGGAAGTATTGATTAGACAACGCACCATAAGCTGAGTTAAGTGAGATCTTCTTAGCCATCTGCATATTGTTATACTGCACGATCTTACGTTCTAGTTCCTGATTACCTTTGTCGTTCTGAAGTTGCTTCTGACATTCAATCATCATCTTCTTGAATCGTTTACGATCCTCGTAGTATTTCTTCATGAGCGCAGGTAGGAAACCCTGCTTGTCACGCGAGAATACTGCACCATTACCAGCGATGGTTTGGTTTTTAGATTTAGCGATGCTGATTGAATCTTGCCAATGCTCGGTGTTCTTTAGAACTGAGTCTGGTCTGATTCCCATTAGAGTTTCAACGAAGCACTCAGGCGAGATATTGTACTGCATGATTAGATGCGGATACAGACTATTCAAGTCAAACGAAACAACCCAGTTGTAGCGACCGACTTCAGGATGCTTAACGAAAGCACCAGCGATCTGCGCATCTTTACGACTATCTTTCTGCATCGGAATCACGACACCTTGGTCGCGCAGATAGTTGTGAATGATAACATCCCATAGCAACACAGAAGTCATCGCGTCACCATAGTTGACCTTGGCATCGTACGCAATAGCACAAGCCTGTTCGATAAACTTCATCTTCTGTTCGAGTTTGACAACGAGCGAAACGTCTTTGACGTTGTACTCCATATACAGTTGATGATTGCGCTGATACAGATCGTCGAGGTTTGTATAACCTAATTCGCGATAGTCAACTTTCTTCTCACCGAGTTCTACCTGAGAAATATAGTCAAGTGAATACTGTTCTTGCTTGATGTAGGTGAATTTCTGATACAGCTGAATGTAGTCAAGAACTGGAAGTCCAACCAACTCAACGATGTTCTGTTCGCGTCCCATCTTGTCGTAATATGTACGGAACTCCGTCATATTCCAAGGCGACATCTTCTTGGCTTCTTCCTCGTTAATCTCATTAGCAATACGCTGATACAGATACGGAATATCGAAGCCATCTACGTTCCAGCCAGTCACGATATCCGCATCAAGCTCACGCCACTTGCGAATAAACTTCATCAACATTTCTTTTTCTGAAGTGCACTCGACGTACACGATGTCTTCGTTATGCGGGATGAATCCTTTGAGTGCCCAAGAATAGTAAGTGATGCCATCGCTGATAGTGATAGCAGTTACAGCTTTGTCAGCTGTCTTTAGATTAGGGAAGCCACCGCGCGAATCAGTTTCGATATCGAGATAAGTCACACGAAGTGCTTTTACATCAAAGTCCATTTCGCCTGGATACTCATCGTTGATGTAAACATATGGCCAACGATTCATGCCATAGTATTCGAATGACGAGATGTCCTTGTATTGTTTTGCAAAGTCACGCGCTTCGCCGATAGAGTCAAACTGAATCTT